TGGTCATCATCTCTGATTCTGATACCACGGCTCTTGAACCCTGCTGGTAAATTGCTCAAAGTCCCCGCATCAAGCAACTGTCTTAAAGCTTGTGTAGCTGTTCTTGATAATCCACCAATCATATGGATTAAACCAAAGCCGTAAAAACCTAATCCTGGTAAAAATTTGTAGTGTACAAAATATTCTTTACGCTTTTTTGTTTCATCATCGATATCATAGTTTCTATAGATAGATAAAATTTCACCTGAGCCTTCATCTATTGTTACAATGTAAGGAATTTTTATATCTTTCTCAGGATTTTCTTGTACAAATTCATCTATATTTAAATCAACATGCATTTCTAAAATATTGAAACCATATTGTTTATCACCTGATGGGGTTACTCCTTCTAATTCTTGATACTTTTTTTCAATATCAGTCATACCAGTTTGAACTGGTTTTAATTCTACGTCTCTATAAAAACCTGACTTCTGTTGTTTAATAATATCATTCTCACTCATTCTAACCACGTGAGTGATTCTTTCACATTCTAATAAATCTGTTGCATAATATGGAACAACTAAGTCTTCTGCTGGTACAAATTTAGCAACAGCTCTTTGCATAATTTCATCAAAGTAAATTTTTTTAAATGCTGAACCTGCAAGGGGTAAATAAAATAACATTTGGTCCATGTCTGGAGTGTATTCCTCCATTTTTTCTAAAAGCATATAATTAAAAAATTCTTGAACTCTTGTAGCTTGGTTTACTTTATCATCGCTTTGTGCACCAACGACTTGCGCTCTTACTGGACCGTCTGATGGAATTAATTCTTTGTAAGCTTGTGCTTGGAATTGTGTTACAGCCTCTGCTAACAAGGGATGAGTAACAGAAGCTGAACCTTTAAAAGGTCTAGTCATTTCAGTATATTTAAAACCTAATAGATCTAAACCTTTAGTGTATCCAGTTTCCCAATCTTTTCTGGATACTTTATCTCTTTTATATTCTTGAACTAATGAACTTGATATTCTTTGTAAAACTTCATCTGATAATTTTAAAGCAACGTTTTCATAGAACTCATCAATGATCTCTGCTCGATCACGAATTTTTTCTAATTCAGGAGTATCTTCTTCAAGCTCAATATTTACTTCTTCGCCCGGAGTTTCTACTTCCAAGTCCTCTTTAATTTTTTCAACTTCAGCCATTACATCATTTTTGTTGGTTTAACTCTAGCTAGTCTTCCGCCTCTGGCTTTGATCATCTTACCTTTTTTGGCACCCATACCGGCACCGAAGGGATCAATACCAAAAGTTTGTCCTCTTATATCTCCTCTAGGTCTTAATGGATTTCCGCCTTTAATACCTCTTTGTTTAATAAAAGCAGGAACTCTTTGTCTGTTCATTTCTGAAGCAAGCATAGGTTTAGCCTCCATGACACTTTTCTTCATGGCTCTATTTGCAGCCATTTTATCCATGCCCATTTTAGCACCAGCACCAAGGATTCCTAAAGCAAGTATTTTTTTCAACTTTCGCTTAGTTTTTTTTCTCATATTTTCTCCTAGTAATATACGTATTTTCTATTCTTATATTTTGTAACTTCGTCCTCGTCTGAGTAAGTTGAAACAAAATAACCTTGTCGGTATCTTAACATAGCTTGCGTAGTGCTATCAACATAATCGTCATGCTCTCCATGAGGAAAAGCTGCACATTCCTCAATAACTTCTTGTGCAAATTTTTCGTCTTTTGGATAATAGACTTGCCCTGACTCAAAAATAGGAGCCACAGCGTTGACTCGTGAGTGTTTGTCTTTTCCACGTCCTGGTGTAAAATCTTGCACAGGAATACCCATCCTTCTAAATTCTTGAAGTAAAGGTTGTCCAGAAGCTTTGGCTTCTATAATCGTAGTTTCTGGTGTCCAATATTTGTATTGATCTAATGCAACTGCTTTTAACTCTGGAAAATCAAATCTACCTCTAATTGCATCTATTAACATAATAGCATCAGGAGCTCCATCTTCAGGTTTGAATATTCCCCAAGTTGTTATCGCAGAATAGTCTGCTGTTTCTTTTTTGGAAAAGGCTGTATCGTAAGATTGTATAACGTGTTTTAAAACTGGCATATCATATGGCCATGGAATCCACCAATCTCTTTTTATAATTGCACCCTCTTCAGACGAAGGTTCTTGCATATATTGTGCTGACCAGTTTCTAATTGATAATGATGCTTTAACTTTTTCAAGTTCATCTAAGTTCCAATATTCTGGCCATACAGGATTTCCACTAGGTAATATTGCAGGGAATGAAATTTTTTGCCATTTGTCTGCTTTAGGTTCAGACTCTGATTTTATTAATCGACCTGTTAAATCATCTTGCGCCCATCTCGTCATCACAAGTACGATTGAGCCTCCAGGTTGTAAACGTTGTCTAGGTCCTGACAGATACCAATCAAAAGTTCTTTCCATTGCAGAATCAGATAAAGAATCTTGTTCCGTGTGTGGGTCATCAATAATCAAAAGATCCGCCCCTCGTCCTGTGATAGAACCGCCTACCCCCGCTGCATAATATTCTCCACCTTGATTGGTCTCCCAACGTCCTTTTGCTTTTGAATCTTCTCTTAGTTTAACATCTCCAAAAATTTCTTTAAACTCTGCACTATCAATTAAATTTCTTACCTTTGCACCAAACCTTGCTGATAGCTCTGCGTTGTGTGATACCTGCATCAATTTCATTTTAGGGTTTTTACCAATCATCCAAGCTGGAAAATATACCGATGCAAATTCAGATTTGGTATGTCTCGGAGGCATATTAACAATTAATCTGCCTTTTTTATTTTGTGCTATTGATGTGAATTCATGTGCTATATGCTGATGGTGGCCCCACCTATTTGGGTCCTTATCTGTTCTACAAATAAACTCAGGCCAAACATTCTTTACAAAATATAAGAAGTTGTCCTGACATAGTTTAATATGTTCTATCCAGGTTCTTTCTACCTTCAATCGTAATTGATCTGTTGTTAATAAATTTGTGTCAGACATGAGATTTTATATCCTATCGGGTCCCCATTTTGTTTCACACTACACTACATGTATTTGAGTTGCAAGATTTAGTCAAAGTCTTAGTAACATGTAAATCTTTTGTCAAAAAAAAATTTTGACAAAAAAGCAAAAAACAGAAGTTTTTTGAGACCCCTATTAAGTAGCGGGGGCGTTAGCCCCCGCGTGTTTATTATTTTTTCTTAAAGTATTTTTTTACTTGCGCGTCAACGCGCTGGATATTAGCGTTATCTTGCGCGATCCTGTACGTATCAAGTTTAAATGGGTTTATACCCTTGATAGTCTTAACCCCTCTTTTAGAGGGGTTAAGGTCTTTTAGTTTATTCTTCTTCACGCTTTGCCTTAACTGTTATTGCGTCAACAGGTTTATTTTTAAACTTAGCGTAAAGATCAGCGTGAGCATTTTTAAAGGCTTTACTGTCAAAAATAACTTTTTTATTGTTGACAACCTCTAGCCACGTCTTGACACCTTTCCAACTGAACGACTTCGCCAATGGTTTAATAAAGACTTTTTTATCGTCTTTAATCTTTACGCAACCAACAGCAATAAGTAATTGCTCCTGAAGTAAGTCGCTTTTTTCTTTAAAGTCTTTTAATACTTGTTTATGCTCCGCAAGTTTAAAAGCCATTTCATTAACAGTCATTTTTGACAACTGTTTGATTAGTTTATGTTTGTTATTCATTTGACCTCCTTTGTTTGTGTTTTATGAATATTAAACATGAGTTTAATATAATGGGATTTAATAGGATATGCAAGTTATAAACTGACCATTTTGGGTTTTCGCTGTATAACCCTGCTATGTTGCTGTTTTGTTTGTTGATAAACCCATTATGAACACCCCTCTAAATTGCCTTAATTATAAAATGAATAATAAAAATTATGGCTATAGAGACAATAGGTCTATACATTAAAAATAAAATTACATGCGCTATAAGCTTATCCAACAAAATCACTATCTTGCTTTTTTGCAAGTCCTTTTGCTCTTAATCCAATGACCGCGCCTGACTGTTTTTCTTTGAATCTTAAGTCGTGCTTATCGCCATCAATAACTTTACGCCCTTTGAATTTTTTAGGAAGTTTGTCTTTAAACACATAGGCAACGTTTATCCCCTTACGTAACGCCTGCATGCATTCGCGATGATTCTCACCACTGTGAGAATAAACGACATAGTAGTTTTTAATACCATGATCCAAATAATTAAAAACTTTTGTATAGTCATAAAATTGGACATCAGGATTCAGCTGCATTAAATTCTGACCGTTGACTGTGTAACGATGCCATGGGAGATCTGAAGTCCCATTTAATCTAACAGCGAATTTAAAACCAGCTTGATCCGCCCGCTTGCTTAATTGCTTAATCTCTACATCTAGATCTTTTAAAAATTTTAAACGGTCCTTCCAGAATGCATTCGTTTTATTGATTCGCGCATCCTGGACCGAATTCATTTGTCCACGTCCTGAAGTATTCAAACAAGCTGCCGCGCAAGCCGCGGATGCTTTTGGACAAACATTTTTCCCGCTAAGCTTATACGGCGCCAGGTGAAGGATGGCCGTTTTATAGCCGAATCGTTCACCCTTAGCCATCTTAGTCTGACTATAATAATTAAGAAGGGGCATGAGTTACATCCAACCAGTTACCGTCTCTTTTTACTCTTAGAATGTCCCTGGCATATATGCTGCCGGTCTCACCGTATAGGCCGATCTCTTGAGCATTAGTATATATTAGTACTATTTTTTTTAAGCCCCGGCCTTGCTTTACTGATTCTAACAGGTTCCCTGATACTGGAGTACCAAGCTGCTTTGTTAGGATCTTATCGCCTTTTTTTAGATCTTTATATTTCATTTTTTTCCTTTTGTTTGTGTTACGGCCCGGTCCAGTAAGACGCCGATTGTGCACCCTCGTACGCTTTCCACTTATTGGACCGAACCAAATTACAGGGCCAAGAGTCGAACCCTAGGGGGTTGAGTGCTGGCGCTGCGGTAACTGTATAGCATGGGATCTGATGGGCTGTCAAATCTTTTTTTATAAGCTTTGAAAATAACCAACAGCTTGCAATGGCCACGCCCCGCGCTACACGCACATAGCAACGTTTAACAATCGCATAGCAACGTTTAAAAATCGCATAGCGATTTTTAAAATCTTGCATAGTGATTTTTAGGATTTTGATTTATTTTCCCATAGCATACGATCAAAAAGTAGAAGAAGCGTGGCACTTGAGACTTCCCCCTCTGCCAACAGTTCCACGCGTCGCGTCTCACGCACCCTGAAAAGTTTTAAGAGACCTTGCGAGAGGGTCTCTTGCATCTTCTAC